CAACCCGGTTCTCGTTTCGGCGGTCAGGTTCTTCCAGCTGTCCGTCCATTCCTTGACGATGGCGTTGGTTTCCTTTTTGCCGTCCGTCCACACCGTGATCAGGCCGGAAAGCCACTGGGCGGATGTCTGTCGCACGTTTTCTCCGGACTTTACGAAGTCATCAGTGGACATGCCGAAGAAGGACAGTCCTTTGCTGGAACCGTAGAAGGTATCGGCGGCGGTTTCCTTCCAGCTTTTCGCTGTTTCCTCCATGCCCTTCAGCGCCTCACGGGCGGCTTTCGCGCCGGACACGTAATCCGCCAGGGCGATCGTTCCGGCAATGACAGCGACAGCGACGGCGGCCCATACCGCGGGGGATTTCCCCAAAACGGAAAGAAAGCCGGAGAAGCCGCCCCCGGCCGCTCCGACGGCGGTTGCGAACGCGCCGATGCCCTTGGACACCGTGCCGATCACCCGTGTGACCTTGCCGAAGGCCAGGATCAGCGGACCGGTCGCGGCGGCAATGGCGGCCATACGGATAATCTGCTGACGCTGAGCGGAATCCATGCCGCCGAGTTTATCAATGAAGCCGTTCACGCCCTCGATGATCCTGTCCAGCGTGGGACGGAGATCATCGCCCAGGGTCTGGGCAAAGAGCACGGCCTTGTTTTTGAGATTGGTCAGCCTGCTGGCTGTGGTGCTGTAGCGGACGTTGGCCTTGTCGGCAAGCGCGGTGTTCTCCTCCCATGCCCGGGCGGCCATGTCTTGCGCGCTGGCGAAAAGATCGGTCGCGTTGACGGCGCGGAGCATGGTGTCGCGCAGTCGGATCTCGCTGACGCCGATCTCGTCCAGGGTGGCGACCGCGCTGATGCCCTCGTCGCTCATCTGGGCCAGCCGTTCGATGAACAGCTGAAACACCCGGATGGGATCGCTCTTCCACTGCTCCACGAACTGCTTCTCCGTGATTCCACAGACCCTGGCAAAGTCCGTCAGGGCGTCTCCGCCCGTGGTGGCGGCCACCTCCATATTGATCAGGGCTTTGGAGATAGACGAGCCGCCGGCCTGCGCCTGGATGCCGACGGAGGACAGGGCGGTGGCCAGGGCCAGCACCTGCGCTTCCGTCAGACCGACCTGCTTTCCGGCGCCGGCGATGCGCATGGCCATTTCAGCGATGGGCGCCTCAGTGGTGGCGAAGTTGTTGCCCAGCATGGCGATCGTGGAACCGATGTTGGAAAACTGGCTCTGGCTGGTGCCCATGATGTTCGCGAACTTGGCCAGCTGCGTGGCGGCGGTATCCGCATCCAGGTCCGTGGAGGCATTGCTCAGATCGATCATGACCCGGGCGAACTCCTCGATGTGTTCCGTCGCGATGCCCAGCTGTCCGCCGGTCGCCATGACGGCGTTGATCTCATCCGTGGAGGTTGCGATCTCGGTAGACATACGTTTGGAGGCCTCCGCCAGCGTCTGAAAGTCTGCCTCTGTTCCGTTGACGGTCTTCCGTACATAAGTAAAAGAGGATTCGAAGTCCAGACTGGCTTTGACGGCGGCGGTGCCAAGCCCGACGATGGGCGTCGTAACGGTGCGGGTCAGGGTTTTGCCCACCTGTTCCGCCGATTTGCCGATTTTCTGGCGGCGGTCCCCGAACTCTGTCAGGGCTTTGCCGGCCGCCGTCCAAGCGGACTGCGCGGTACGGAGCTGCCGGTTGGTTTCGCGCAGTTCCGCTTCCGTTTCCCGCAACGCGGCGTTGGCGCGGTTCAGCTGTGTCTGCGCAGTGGACACCGCGTCGGCAGCGTTCTGCGTGGAACGCTTCAGCGCGTCGTTCTGTCCGGACAGCTTTTCGACCTCCGCGTCAGCCTCCTGCAGTTCCTGCTGAAAGGCCTCCATATTGGCTTTCGCCGCGATGGTGGCGGAGTCGGACTCGCCGAGAGAGTCCCGGTATTTCTCATAATTGACGGTGGCGATCTCCACCTCGGCGCGGAGATCCGCCTGCTTCGCCTTGGCGTCGGCGAGACGCTGGGCGTAATCCTCCTGCCGGGTGTAGCATTCCTGGAGTTTCGCCGAAGCCGCCGTCAGGGCGCGCTCATACTGACCGACCGCGTCCTTCTGAAGCTGCAGCTTCCGCTGGAGCATTTCCACCTTCGCGGAAAGCCCCGCGGCGGAGGTGTCGAAGCCCTTCACCCCGGCGGACGCCAGCTTGAAATAGGACTCGGCTTCCCGGATCTGTTTGTTCACGGAGTTGATGTTCCGGGTGAAGTTGTCCGTGTTCAGAGACAGTGATACGACCAGATCGCGCAGGGATTCAGCCATGAAAGCACCTCCTTCCGGTTACGGTTTCAGCCCGGGCCAGACTTTGTCTATGAAGTTAGGCACGGGCTCTTTTTTCTTCTGCCTCTTCCGGGCGTTCCAGGCGCGGATGCGGAGGAAGCCGAGCATGTCCATCTCATCGATCTCCCGCATGCGCCATCCGCCCTCCAGCAGATTGTTGTAGGTGGAATAGATGAAGTCAGGCAGCGTCAGGACTCCGCTTTCGGAACGGTCGGTTCGACCTCCGGTGTCGTCTCCTCCGCCGCCTTCGTAGGGAACTCGTCAAGGATCTCCGTGGTCTGCGTCTGCACGGCCATGAGAGCCAGGGCGATGTCATGCATCAGCCGGTCGACCGGGTAGCCGTCCAGCATGTCGTCCGGTGTGAACTGATTGTTGAACAGAAGGCAGAACCATTTGATCATCACATCCAGGGCTTCCGGGATGCTGATCTGATCCGCGTCCGGCACGGTTTCGCCCTTTGCGGCGGCGTTGGCGATCCCCACGATCCGGCTGTACATTTTCGCGGCGGGTTCCATCTCGCGCAGCGCCCTACCGCTGATATAGTCCACGGTGTATTTCTTCTCCCCAAGGGTGCAGGTAATCATTTCTCTTCCTCCTTCATTTCGATCCAGCGGTTCAGAAAGCCGAGCAGCTCGCCGCTCGTCAGACAGGGATACGGCGCGGAGGCACAGCGCATCTGCCGGAGCAGGAACGTTATGCATGCCCGGACCTGCTCTTCGTTCAGCCCGGCGGGATCCTTCCCGCGGTAGTCCTCATACACGGCGAAATAGTCCCCGTCATAGAGAAAATCCGGATCATCGTATACGGCCTTCCGCCAGTCCAGGAAGCGGCTGTCGTCGGTCAGGCCGCAGTGTCCGCCGGTTTCCGGCCACACAAGTCCCAGATAGACGGCGCATTCTTTTGCTTTCTTCAGCAGTTCGGTCATTTCTTTTTGACCCTCCTTCCACGGTCTTTCAGATGAATCTCAAAACGGCGTCCGCCGCCCGAGGTAGGCACCTGCACCACCCTGTCCACGTATACCGCCTGATAGGACGGCAGCAGCACCTCGGCCTCCCGTGTGCCGAACTTGGAGATGTGCTGTACGCCCGGGGCGGTTTTGTTGTCGTCCATGATGAATTTGATGGACGTCATGCCGCTGCCCGTCCAGTTCCAGGAGCCGAAGCTTTCCGCGACGGACTCCTTGCTGGAGAAGGACTGCACCACGGCGTTGCCGTTGCCCAGCTTGTCGGTAAAGATCTGCGTGGTGCCGGGCTTCCACACGTCCAGAAACACACGGTCCGCTTCCCGGCTGGGCATGGACACGCCGCGGTAGATCGGGCCGGCGTTGTAGTAAGGCATTCTCATCAGAGCCTCCGAGATGACCTCCGTTTCATGGGGCAGCTGGCCTTCGGTAAAGGCGTCGTAGTCGTCGCCGTAATACCGGATCTGTGCCGCCTGCGCCCGCTGGGCCTCGGCGAGGGTCATGCCGGTGTCGCGCATGATCTGCTGCAGCGCCGTCTGGTTGTCCCGCCACGGGGCCAGCTGATCCCGTCCGATCCGGCCGGCGGCGCCTCTTCCGCCTCCCGCGTGGGAGGACGAACCCCGGTTTCCCATGGGCTTCACCTCCCGGCGTGGAACGGCAGTTTTCTGGTAAAGGTGTCGTAGTACGGGGTGTGGTGCTCAATATTGCCTTTGCACCCGTCGGGGACATCCCCGAAAAAGATGATCTTCTCCGGCTGCAGGCGGATGAGCATTTCCTTATACCCGTCCAGAAACAGCTTCCTGGATTCGGGATTCTTCTGCGTTCCCACGGAGGACACGGCGACCGTGCCGCCTTCCGGCTCTCCGTCGAAGCACCAGGAGAAGCTGTCCTTTCCGATCCAGCCGACGGTCGGAACGACCGTCATGCCGACCCGCTGCCAGTACGCGCCCAGCTGGTGCTTGCGCCAGTGGTTGTAGATCTGCACCGCCGGCGGATAGTCCGTAAACATGGAAAAATCCGGCGTGAGCACGGCCGGAAACTGACGCAGAAAGAGGGCGTAGCGCGGAGGATCGTGCCACGCCCTCTGGAAGAGGTAGTCGTCGATAAAGAAGTGTACGCCGTAGCGGTCTCTGTGTGTTTCCCGCAGGGCGTGATTGAAACGGATCCACTCCAGGCGACCGGGAAGAGAGACAGGCCGGAGGACGGGAACGCCGTACTCTCCGGCCAGCTCAAACCGCCCGAGTTCCAGGTTGTGGCCGTTCCGCTTAAGGGCCTCAAGCGACATTCCCGTCACCGCCTTTTAAGGATTCTCGGTAAAGGTGGGCTCGTATACGCTCTGCAGGAAAGTCGCGCCCTTTTCGGCGGTGAAGCCGTTCTCGCCCTCGTCGGCGACCGCCTGATAGCGCCCGTCGTGGGTGCGCTTGATGGCGGTGAACTCGACCTCCGGATTCTGACGGGTGACCGTGTCGCCTTCCTTGGTGGCGAAGTTCTCGGTCAGGGGCTTGGCGCGGACCTTGTACAGCCAGACATAGCGGTACTTGCCGTTGGACTTTTCGGACTTGAAGCCGACCGCGAAATACGGGGGCTTGTCCTGCGCGGTGCGAACCAGGACGCCGTTGTCGTCGAGGCTGTTGGCGAAGATCATCTCCTGGATGGCCAGGGGGATGTCCGCCATCTTCAGCTTGAAGGACAGCTCAGGATCAGCGTACAGCACGTCGAACTCGATGTCGTCGGCGTACATGATGTCCGGATCCGTGTTGTCGGGGGTGACGCTGGCCTCGATGGCGCCGGCCACCAGCTGAAGATCGCCGTAGGTGTGGCCTTCTTCGGTGTCCGCCGTCAGCGGGGCGATGACCACGTTCTTAAGGCCGATGGTCGCGGAAACATTGGGGGAAGCAACAGGGGTGTTAGCCATAGCGGTAACCTCACTTTCTCAGTTCGTTCAGGAGTCCGTCGCGGATGATGCCGAAGGCCTCGTCCTGACGGGAGTCGAAGGCTGGACGCACATAGGGGTGCATCGGCGCGGGACCGGGGCCGCCGTGGCCGTACTCGACGTACGCCGGGTAATAGTCCTCGTCGTCCCAGTCCTTCCGATGCACCCCGATGGTGATGTGCAGTCCGGTGCGTTTGTGTTTTTTGACATTGCCGGTGGAGATCGCGCCACGCAGCTTCCCGGAGATGATCTTCGGGTCGCGGGAGGCGTTGGCTTTCATCTGCGCGTCGATGGGAACGGCCGCCGCCCGGAGAATCCTCCTCGCCGCCGGCGCGCCCTCGGAGTCCGTGTTCAGCGCGTTCGCCATCTTTGTGATGTCGCCGATCAGCCCGTCAAAGCCTTTCGTTTCAAGAGGCATAGGGATCACCTCACACGGGTTCGGCAATGCACCATGTCCACTGCACGGTGTATTCCCGGGTCGCGGTGTCGTAGGCCGGCTGGTTGTACCCTTTGTCGGACTCTTCCACCATGCCGAAGCCGGCGGCGTACATGGCGTTTCGGATGGCGTAGCGCATTTCCGTGGGATCTGTTTCCGACCAGAGGTTAAGGTACACATAGGTTCTGTACCGGGACGGATGGTCGTCCTCGTGTTCCGCTTCCACTGTGGTCGTGGAATAAACGCAGTACTGCGGCGGAGGGTTCTGATTCGCGCCGGACGCGCGCCACACGCCCGCGATAACGGGAATGCCGATATCTTTGAGAGCCTGCTGCACCTGCTTCATCCGCTGACCCCCTTCTGCAGGGAGGCTTTCAGGCCGAGGTAGGTATTCTGAAAGGAATACTCGCCCAGGGTGGAAATGATCCACTTGTCGCCCCGGAAGCGCACCCACATGCCCGGCTTCACGTCGGCGCGGTAGCGGATGGTAAAGTTCACGACGGCTTCCGTGTTCATGACGTCCGCGCTGCGGTAATGCTGGTTTCCGGCGTCGGTGGCGGAAGCCCAGACGCGGCAGACGACCACGTCGCGCTCATCCGGATAGCCGTTTTCATTGATCACGTTTTCGGTGTAGCCGATCTGCACCCGGTGGCGCAGATCCCCGGGATGGGGCGTGCCGTCAAAGTTTTTATAACCGCGCACAGGGCTTCACCTCCTCAGAACATCTTGTCCGGATCGCGGTAGGGATAGAGCAGGTTTTCGAAGGCAATCCGCATCGTGCCGTAGACGGCGCGTTCGGGATTGTCCCGGTTCTCGTAGTAATGGGAAACCATGAGGAGCACGGCCAGACGGACCGGTTCGGGCGGGTCCGTATCCTGACCTTCCTCGTCCAGATACGGATCAAAGGAAACGCGGCAGAAGTCCTCCGCCGCGGCCTGGGCCTGTTTAATCAGCCCCTCGATGTAGGCGTCCTCGTCGTCTTCCTCGATCCGCAGATGGGTTTTCACCTCATCGACCGTCAGGATCATGCGCCGTCACCGGTTTCCTGATTTCCGCTTTCCTCATCCTCTCCGCCGGTATTATCGGTACCGGGGTCGGGAGTCGCGGGAGCCGAGGACGCCAGAACGCCGGCGGTGCGCAGCGCGGCCAGCAGCGCGTTGAAGTCGTTCTTCAGATTCGCTACGGTGGTGGCCTCGCTGTCAGCCACGTAAGGAGCGGTACCGGCAGCGGTGTTTCCGCCGGCACTGCCGGGGAAATTCTCGACCTCCGCGCCGTCCAGAAAGGTCAGCTTGCCGCCGATCACCAGCTCGCCGCCGCCGTGAGCAAAGTAGTTCTTGGAATTGTAAGTGTTCGCCATAGGGTGTCCCTCCTTCAAAGGAAAGGGAGCCGCCCGCTTTCAGACGGCTCCCGTGGTCGGTTGGGTTATCAGGCCTTCACAGCCAGGCACTTCATGGCTTCGCCCAGGATCAGGCGGCCGTCCACGCGCTGGGTGGCGCGGAAACCGATCTGCCCGGTCACGGCGTACAGCTCGTTCAGACGCTGGAAGGAACGGCCCTGACGGTCGGCGATCCAGTAGGACTT